ACACGCAGGTTGTTGGCTTAAGAGTTAATAGAAATTGGGCAACGGAAATATCTGAGAGGGTAATGGTTTACATTTCAACGGAGAGCGACATCAGAGAAATGTTAGCTAAGTACGGAAAGGAGAAAGAGAATGAATAAGGCGATAATTATAGGACGCTTGGTTGCTGATCCGGAGATCAGATATACACAGGGCAACGAGCCGATTGCAATAGCAAGATACAGATTAGCGGTAGATAGACGATTCAAGAAAGAGGGCGAGCAGAGCGCAGACTTCATCCCTTGCATAGCATTTAGCAAACTTGCGGAGTTTGCCAAAAACTACCTCAAGAAGGGCACAAAGATAGCAGTAGTCGGAAGAATACAGACCGGCAATTATACAAACAAGGACGGTCAGAAAGTGTATACAACGGATGTAGTGGTTGAAGAGTGCGAATTTGCTGAGAGCAAGGCGGCAAGCGGAACAGCGCAGACTAACCCGCAGACTGCACCGGATGACGAGTTCGTACCGATACCGGATGATATTGAATCCGAATTACCATTCCGATGATGGAGTAATGAGCAAGTTATGAGCAAGTTATGAGCAAGTAAGGAGGTAAAGACATGGAAGATATCTACAAAGAGCCCGACCGCAAGGCGTGGCTTAAGGCTGAAATAAATCGGCATGAATACGTAAGGAAAAGGCTTAGCGATGCGAAAGCATGGCTAATGATCCCGAAGGCAGAGCCGGAAGATGTGGACATATACCTGGACGAGTTCCTTTGCGTGGAGGACATCAACGCAATCAGCGAGCTTATAGATTCACTGATTGAAAAAGAAATCTACAGATTCGAAGGAGCTTTATGGAGGATGGAAAATGCTGACAGACAAGGAACTGAGTAAATACGTAACTCCGCAGGAAGATGTCATTTTTCACGAATACCTCAACCGCTACCAAAGGGCGAGCGTGATTCTGAACGATGCAAGCGCTTACCTCAGCATTACAGAGCCTTGTACCGGCGAAACAGTATACTTCGATGACATCCTCACGGAAGAACAGCACACGGCATTAGTGAAGATGCTTGAAGAGTTTATCGAGTGTGAGACGGCAAAGGCTGAGAATGCTCTTGCAAGGAACAAGATTGAGAGACTGAGAAAGGAGCTTGAGAAATGATCTACGAGGATAAGACAGCCGGCGAGGTAAGCGTCAATATCAACAGTAGCAGGAGCGATGTGATCAATTTTACTCAGATACTCCTTGCAAATGGGTACTGGGTAAAGACGAAACAGACAGACGAGGGAACGATTGTGACGTTTAAGTAAGGGAGAAATGAGAATGTTCATAGAAGATGTAATCATTAATGTTGATGAATTAAAGGCGGCTTGCTTTGATATTTTTGCGAAAGGAATAAGCCTTGAGGATGGCGGCAGAATAAGTCCAAATGGAGCGGCTGAATATTACATCGCAGGAATGAAGAAGGTATTTGATTTGATTGAAGAGCTTGGAAGACAGTAAGGAGGAGCAGTAATGGCAGAACGTAGAATGTTTGCGAAAACAATCATAGATTCTGACGCATTCCTTGATATGCCTTTATCTTCTCAAGCGCTATACTTTCATCTTTCGATGAGAGCTGATGACGAAGGATTCATTAACAACCCTAGAAAGGTTCAAAGAATGGTGGGAGCTTCAGACGATGATTTGAAGCTCCTGATAGTCAAAAACTTCATCATTCCGTTTGAATCCGGCATTGTAGTTATCAAGCATTGGAAGATTCATAACTACATACAATCTGACCGATTCAAAGCGACAGTTTACACCGAAGAAAAGAGCCATCTTATCGAAAAAGAGAACAAGGCTTACACTTTGGATACAAAATGTATACATGATGGATACACTTTGGAGACACAGGATAGTATAGATAAGGATAGTATAGATAAGGATAGTATAGATAAGAGTAATACTGATAAGCCCAAAACGCAGGACAAGCCTGCGAAACACGCACACGGCGAGTATAAAAAGGTTTACCTCACTAATGAGGAGTTTTGCAAATTAAAGGCAGAGTTCGGAAGTGAGAAAGCTGACGAGGCTATCAGATTCTTAGACGAGTATATCGAGGAAAAATCATACAAGAGCAAATCACACTACTTAGCAATAAGGCGATGGGTGATTAATGCAGTAGATGAGCAGACAGCCAGAAGAGCGAAAGATAAGCAAGGCAACACAAAGACAATCGGAAACGAATCTGCATATCAGCGAGACAGAGAATGGGCTGAAGAGATGCAGGCAATGCAGGAGAGAGGAGAATTAAATGGATTTTAGCGAATTTTCAAAGTTCGTGTCAGCGATCAGGGCATACTACCCGAAGGAGAAGATACTTCCGGACAAGGAATCAATGACACTATGGTACAAACAGCTTAGCGATATTCCTTACGATACGGCTTTACTCGTAATCGACAAATGGGTTGCCACAAACGATTGGTCTCCTTCGATAGCAGCTATCAGACAGCTTGCAAACGAGATCACGATCGGAGAGATCCCGGACTGGGGCGAAGCGTGGGAGGTCGTAATGCGTGGAGTAAGGCTTTACGGCTCATACGAACCCGACAAGGCTTATAAACTCATGGATGACATCACGGAGACGGCGACAAAGCGTATCGGTTGGGAAAATATCTGCTTCGCTGAAAGCATCGACAACGTAAGGGCGAACTTCCGAATGATCTACGAAGCAGAGGCGAAGAAGCGAAAGCGTGAAGCACAGGTCTCTCCGGCGGTAAGGGACAGAATCGGATCAGTTCGGCTCAAGGCGATTGACGAGGTGATCGAATGAGCTACCAAGACCTTTATGGCAAGTGTCCGGAATGCAACGATTGCGGATACATAAATTACGAGCAGGCTTTTCCCGACCTATACGGAACAGACGAATACAAGGTCGCTATGGCTAAGCCTTGCACGAATTGCCGACTCGGACAGATGATCGCCGCAAAATATGAGAAATCGGGGGTAATGAAGGGAGGCAAAGATGGAGCGTAAGTGCATTATATGTGGCAACGTATTTCAAGCGAAATGCGGTAGATCAGCTTTCTGCTCGGATGAATGCCGTGCTGAAAGACAGAGACAACTCTCAGCGGCTTGCATAGCTAAGCGCAGAGAAATCAACAAGACGAAAGGCTACGAGGAAAAATACTGCGTTATTTGCGGCAAAGAGTATCAGCCGACATCCGGAAAGCAAAAGACGTGTTCGGAGAGGTGTAAAAAAATCGAAAAGGCAAGATATCAGGCTGAATGGTATCGGGAGAGGAAGAGCGAAGGCGAACACTACGATAAGACCAAGACAGAGAAGCCAAAGAAGCTGAAGAAAAAGGATTCGCTCACGGCAGACGCAGTAGCGGCGCACAAGCTCGGTGTGAGCTATGGCAAGTATATAGCATATTACAAGAGGGGAGGAGGAAGATGAAAGAGAGGAATAATGGCGAAACAGCCGGTGGAGTTGGATTTGTAGGGTTGTTACAAATCTTATTCATAGGACTGAAGCTTGGCAAGGTTATTGATTGGTCTTGGCTGTGGGTACTCAGTCCGTTATGGATAAGTTTTTCTATATGGATCATATTAATCATTATTATTGTTTTGTTAAATAAATAGAGGGGGAGAACGATGACAACATTGATACCATTAACATTAGGAGTCATATTTGGACTTCTAATCGCTTGTATAGTGGCGGTGCTCATTTGCGACAAGCCGGACATGGTTAAAAAGCCGATGCTTGATGCAGAGCTTACTAATGCGCAGGCGATTCAGAAGTTGCAAGAGATAAAGCCGTACTATGCCTATAAGGGCAGAACGTGGACGGCGATAGATATGGCTATTAAGGCTTTAGGAGGGGAGGAAGAAGATGAGGAAGACCGATAATGAATTCCATTCAAGAGTCTACACGAACCGCCCTGATTATGCTGATTTAGATAGTCCAGAGAAGTTCCAAGCTATCATGGGAATCATCGGAACAAGACTCAGGCAACATCCGAATGCAATATGCTCTTATAGCGGAGGTAGTGATAGCGATATCCTTATCGACATCATAGAGCGATCGAGAAAACTCTTCGGATTGCCAAAGGTTGATTATTGCTTCTTCAACACCGGACTCGAAATGCAAGCCACAAAAAACCACGTTAAAGAGGTTGCTGAAAAATACGAGGTTGAAATCATAGAACATAAACCGAAGAAGAACATAGTCCTTGCTACAAGAGAATACGGTCAGCCGTTCGTGTCGAAAATCATGTCAAATGCTATGGATACGGTGCAGAATAAAAAGCTACCTTTCAGCATTAAGAAAGAATATGACGAGGCGGAAGACAAGAAGGCAAAAAGGCAGGAG